CGCCGTAGCTCTCGTTGACTTCGCGCTTCTCGCCGGTCTTGATGATCTCGACAATCATGCTTTCTCCTTTCCGCCTCTGCGCTTGCGTGCGGGCTTCTTTTCTTCGGTCGTCGGCTCGTCGGCGGCGGTGATGCTGTCGGCCACGTCGATCTCCATAGGCTCGGCCTCCACGTATGCCTCGTCAGCCTCGTCATCCGTGCCTACGTCCACGTTCACGGCTTCATCCAGAGCGCCGTCGTCGCCAGCCTCGTCGCCGTTCGCATCGTCCTCGGCAAATCCCATGTCCTCGTTTGCGGGCACGGAAATGGGCGCTTCCGCAGCCTTGCGGATAGCGCCCTTTTCCAGCAGCCTTTCGGCCTTATCGGGGTCGATCTCGTCCATGATGGATTCACCGGGCAGATGCATCTTGCCGTTGATTTTGACGAAATGCTGTGCGATGTACCTCATGCTGCTCCTTTCCGCCATTACAGCACGTGCATCACGCACCAGGCGTCCACGTTGAAGGGAACGACGGTCGGGCAGGAGGTCAGGCGGTTAGTGACGGTGTTGGCGTTGATGTCGCCGAAACGGAAGGGCACTTCCTTCTTGATGTACCACTTCGGCTCCGCGTTGACGCCGGGTTCCTCGACCTGCATGACCGGGCCGTGGGGCACTTTCAGGATGCCCTGCGCGCCGACAAGCACCGTGCCGCTCGGCAGGCAGCGCTTGTAGTTGCCGTCGTCGTCCATGTACTTGCCGGAGAAGCTGTACATGTCCACGCCGTCCGCGTTGCGGCCCCAGTAACGCACGCCCTGGCCGACATAGCGGGTGTTGATCTGGCCCATGTCGGCGTTCTTCTGGTCAAACTGCTTCATGTAATCGCTGTTGTGGATCATGGCGCTGGCGGCGTCGGGGTCCATCACGATCACAGTCACATTGCCAAGGCCGTCGTACACCAGGTCGTAAGCCTCCCGCATATCGTCGTCAACCTTCGCGCCCGCCTGATCCCATGCGATATCCGGGGTGTAGTGGTTGGTGAAGTGATAGTCGGCGATCTTGTTGGTCTTGATGTTCCGGCCTGCGTTGGTGTACTCGAAGATTTCCAGCTTGCCGGTCAGCAGCACCTGGAGCGCCATCCACTCGCGGCGGCGCTGAATCGCCTTGCGCATGTCGATCAGGTCCTGCGTCATCTGCTTTCGGGCGCGCTGCTGCGGCGTCATCGCGCCCAGCACCTTCTCGCCGAAGGACCGGCCCGTGATGCTCTGCTTGTCCACGATGCGCTCCGGCGCGACGGTGGGGAAGCCGATCTCCAGGGTTTCAAACCCGTCGCGGGGCATCAGGACGCCGCCAGTGCCCGGAACCACGAACGGGGCCATGCGCTGCACGCCCTTGCGGAAGTCGTAGATGGCTTTCTCGTCCTCCACAGCGCCCATGTCGCTGGCGAAGGTGTCATACAGGAAAGAGTATTCGCGCGGCAGGACTTCGATAGCCGCAAGCTGCGCGCGCGTGCTGTAGATGTCAAAAGGCATATTCTTTTTCTCCTTTCTCTTGGCGATGGGATTCTTACGCCCAGATCGCGTACAGCTTCACGTCGCCGCTGACGGTCAGGCTGCCCGCGGCAGCGTAGTCGGTTCCGCTTCCGTCTGCTTGCGTGTTCCACTTGGAAAACGATTTGGTGTCCGGGGCGGTGAAGCCGGTGGTGGTGTTCGCCAGCACCGTATAGCTTCCGGGCATAGCGTTGTCGACGTAATCGGCCTCGGCGGGGCTGGCTCCGTTGTTTGCCACGTAGGTGATGGTGTGCGAACCGTTGTCAAACGTATTCGCGGCGTCCATCATCGGCTCGAACACGATGCCCTGCGCGCGCAGCACGATCTTGATGGCGTCGGTCAGCGGAGCGTCGCTCGTCAGGAACACCTTGCCGTCCACGAAATGACCGGCGCGATATGCGGCGGCGGTTTCCGCCACGGCGGCGCCGTCGTGATCCGGCGCGTCGCCGGTATCGACTTCCTCGTCCAGAACCACAAGGTCCTTGGTGATTACCGCATCAGCGGCAGCGGCGGGTGAGTAAAGGCCGTTGGATTCCTTGAACAGAACCGTGCCGCGCTTGACCCTGCCCTTGCCAGGGGTCAGGTTGATGCCGATTTTGTCCGCGCCCTCGGCCCTCGACAGCAGATAAGTGGGATTGCTCGTCCCGAAAGTATCAAAAAGGCTCATGTTTGCGTCCTCCTTCCTGGATTAGTACATGGTTTCGTTGGTCGACTTCATGGCGGCGGCGTAGCCCTTGACCTCGGCCTGGAGGGCCTTGATCTGCTCCTCGTCGCTGTCCGCGCCGTCGTTTTCCTCGGCGGACTGGCCCGCCACATTCTTCGCGGGTTCGGTTTCCCTCTGCCGCGCGTCCAGATACGCCTTGCCCTTCTGCTTCTGCGCCTGGACGATCTGCTTCTGGAACTCCATGACCGAAGTGCCCTTCTTCTTGGCTTCCTCGGCCATCTCCTCGCAACCCGGCAGGGTCAGCGCGTCGATGTCCTCAATGCGCTGGCGCTCCATTGCGAGGGCGTCCTGCTGAATCTGCTCCAGCAGCGCCGGGTTTTCCGAACGAAGCTGATCCATGTTGATGTCCTTGATTTCCATTCCGTTATGATCCTCCTCGTGATGTATTTCAGACGCTTCCCCGGCAACAGGAGCAGCGTTACTGACGGATTGTTTCTGCGGCGTTTCCACCGCAACCTGTTCAGGTATGGTCTTGTATATCCTGCGCATCAGGTCCATTGCCGCGCTCGTCACGCAGGCCACGGCGGGCAATTCATCCTGGGCTTCGGCTTCCAGCACTTCATCCGCGAATCCGTTTTCCACAGCGCTCTTTGCGACGAACCACGTTTCGTTGTCCATCCATTCCCTGATCTGCTCGTCGCTCTGGCCGCTGCGTTTGGCGTACATCTCACGGGACGTATCTTCGATGCCACGAAGGTACTGTGCGTAATTCTCCATGTCCCTGGCGTTTCCGAAAACGCCCCCTATGGGATTGTGGATCATAATCATGCCGCCCTCTGCGATGGCGACATGCGCACCGGGAATCGTCGAAATCAGCGTCGCGGCGCTGGCACATATGCCGTCGATGCGAATGGTGATTTCCTCGAAGCCCGCAGCGTTCAGGATCGCGCGCATGGCGACGGCCTGCGAAACAACCCCGCCCGGGCTGTTGATCCGCAGCAGCAGCTTCTTGGCCCCGCTTGCCCGCACGTCCTTGATGGCCTTGTCGAACTCCGCCGCGCTCTTGTCCTCCTTCGAGAATTTCCAGTTTTCCGGCATGTCATTGATGATCGTGCCGTACAGCCGTACTTCTGCGGTATCGCTTGTATCGGCGGACATGCGCACGTCGAAATCCAGCTTAAACAAATCCCTCGGCATTATTCCTCCTCCTCATCCTCATCGTCGATGGTGTCCTTATCGCCGTCCATCTCGCCGAGCAAGTCCCGGAACTCCCGCAGGGCTTGCAATTCGCGCTTGCGCTGTCGAATGTTCGCCGCCCAGTCGTTGCCGTTGTACTCGCTGGCCTCCTGTTCCTGCGTGGTGATGTTGTTGGCGATGCGCGTCGCGGCGGCGTTGACCTCTTTCAGCGGGTCAACATGGCCCATACTCGCGCCCATCCACACACACCCACACCATGCCTGCCTGACAGCAGGGTCATCAAAAAAGCCGGGCGCTTCGATTCGTCCGGCCGCGATGGCCTCTGCCAGCCATTGCTCATAGATCGCCTGGTTGAACGCCGAATTGAACCGCGTCCTGTATACGCGCACTGTGCGCCAGAAATCCAGCAGCGCCGCCCTCGCCGCCGTATAGTTCGATTCGTACTTCTTCACCAGCACTTCCTTCGGAATCCCCATGCTGGAGGCGATGGTCATGATCGTCGTGTTGACGAACGATTCAAACGCGGTGTTGCTGCGCAGGGGATTGACCGTCGTCACGGTCTTTCCGGGCGGCAGGTCGTAGATCGCGCCGGGGGCAAGCTCCAGGTGCAGCTCGTCGTTGGACACCTTCTCGTCCTCGTTTACCGCGTCCTCCATACCCGCTTTTCCGTCGTCCTCTTTGGACACGATAAACGCCGTCAGCATCGAAGAAACCAGGTTGGCAGCCAGTTCCGATTTCATGTATCGGTCAAACTGCTTCAACTGCTCGATCTCGGATGCCACGAACGGCACGCCGCGCCGCTGCTCCGGGCGCTCGTGTGTCATCACGTGCAGAATATTCGGCGCGCCGGTTTCCTCGGCATATGCGTCGATGGCTGTCCACGTCAAATCCCCGGACATCCTGTTCGCAAGCGGATGGTGGCTGGCGATGTGGTATTTGATAACCGCGCCCTCGCTGTCCAGTTCAACGCCGTCCACGATACGCCCGCCGCTGTCCGTCTCGGTGATCTCGCTCTCACCGCCCGAATCCGGTGTACTGATGCGGTCCGCCTCCAGTAGCCGAATGGTAAGCTGATAGGGCGTCCGCTTGTTCTCCTTCATCCCGAACAGTACGAACACATCACCGCTGACCAGCATCGACAGGAAAGCAAGCTGCTGGAGTTCATAGAAATTCTGGCGGCGCTCCGCGTCACACATGGGGTTTTCGGCCCATAGCCTGAACTCGCGGAGGATGGCCCGTTCTGTTTCCTCCTGCTTTTCCTCGGACATTCCCAGGAAGTCGCCGTCGATCTTGGGTTTGGGCTGTATGCCCCATCCCACGACGGAGGTCGTCAGTGTGGTCGGCCCGCTGCGCGCCAGTCCGCCGCCCGTGAACAGGTCGCGGGACCGCTTGCGCAGGGTTGATCCGTTCTCGTCGATGTCGTCCTCTGCCGCGCCGCCGTTGACCACCCACCCGACCAGGCTGGTAAGCGTCTGGCTTGCGCCGTGCTGGGCGTAGTTCATCATTGGGGCGCTGCCCCGGCGATTCTCGTCGTTCGGCTGCTCCATCGCCCGTTCAGCCTTCAATCGGCGCTCGTAGGCTTCCGCGCCGCGCCTGGGGTTTAACAGGAAAAGCGCCCTCTCCCCAAAGGAAGGGCCTTGTCTGCTCCTTGCCATGTTGCCACTCCTTTACAAATCGCGGGGAATGACGCGCACAACGCGCTTCGTGCGCACTTTTCCCATAAGCGCCTCGACCAGGTTGCTGAAATAGTTGATCCGCGCGGATATTTCCGTCAGGTCCACAGCCTCGTATTCCCTGGACCCGATCTTGTATCGCTGCGCCTGCCCGCTGGCAAGCTGCTTCTCTGCATCCTTCCACAGCGCAAGCATCTCCTGCGCTTCCGCCAGCGTATATCCCGTAATGGCCGACATCCTATCCCTCCTAAACCTGTATGCCCCGGCTCACGATATGGCGGTTCTTCCGCCTTTCCACCTGTTGCCGCGTTTCGATCTTTTCTGGCTCCTTCTTGCCGGACAGCATATTTTCCAGTTTGTCGAAGTGCCACCTGAAATACTTGTAAGCTGCACGGGCATAATTTCGCATGTCCAGCGGTTCGTTGCGCTCATAGAATTTCTCCCATCGCCGGGTCACTTTTCCGCCGCGCCGGTGCTCCACAACCTTTTCCGAACAAAGGCCCCGGAAATACTCCTCGTCATATCCCTTGTCATAGTCCACGGGAAAGTGCATGTATCGCGGCCCTGGCGTCTCAATCGTCGTGGCGTACATGATCTGCTCTTTGCCCCCGTCAACGCCGATTATGAATTTCGCGCTACCGTCGCCGATGCTGTCACGGCGCATCAGGCTCACCAGCGGTATCTCTCCCTCGTCGCCCTTGATCGCCCATATCTTGCGGCCTTTCAGGTTGCGCTTGCCGCACTCCCGGTATACTTGCTCCGTGAAATTACCGCCGCTGTCCATAAATGTCGCTGATATGCGCATCTTCATTCCGTTTTTCAGCTTGAACTC